AAAGAATTGTCCATTACTGAAGCTAAAGAGATCTTATTACACTTCCCTGTAAAACTGGTAAATACTGAATTTGCATGGCTTGAAGCTTTAGATGGTTTTATACCTACTATCAGATTTAATGAACATCCAAATAAATATGTACATGTTGTATCTTGCAACACAGGTCATGTTGAATAAGTTGAGATTAGTCTTGAACCTTTTTCAGATAAGGTATTGAAAGTGCCTAGTACATATTTATAATCTTTTGAGGCGGCAAATGAATAAGAAATTACAGTTTTAAATCTGATTGGTAGCATGAATATTTGCTACTATTTAGAAGTATAATTTAATATAGAATATGAAGGCAAATATTATTCCAATTGTTACATTGAACATCCTGATATACAATATTTCTCATTTAAAAACCTAAAATGGTAAAGAGATTTAGTGAATGAGGTGTAAAAATCACTACCATAGATTGAGGTAACTGTAACAGAGCGTAAATCTTCTATGTACTATGATAAAGAAGTACACATTTATTGTGATTTAGCTTTGGGGAAACATGGGCGATAGTACATTAATCATTATTATGCTGAAGACTAAGATGAAAAAAGTTTTAAATGTAAAGGTCAAGGATTATGGAAAGGACACCCTTTTTTACGTACAGCAACTGATAGTTTAACTGTGGAAGCACTTTTTGAACTGAAACGTAGTGAATATATCTTTGAAGTAGCCGGGAAATGGCACAAGACCACTAGATATCTTAGTGATAGTAATTTTAAAGGTTAATATGGGGTTAGCAGACCGATTGTAATTGAATGTGATAGGAAATATTGGTCAGCTCATGAAAAACACTCATTTTATAAGATTAGTAGTATGACAAAAGATAAGTGTAATGAAACATGGAAGGGTCCTGAAAAAGCAGACCTGTTATTAGTAGATTGTATCTACTATAAGGGGGTTAGAGAAGGGATGGAAAATCACCTTAAGAATAACCCTTCATCTAGAGCAATGATGGTAATGAACATGGTCAAGAATGTGAATGGTATTCATAGGTATTATGACTGTGAAGGCTACTGTCTTGTTAGAGATAACTATGTCATTAACAATCCTAAGGGCAATGATAAACCTTATAGTCATTCTATTTTATTCTTACCCTTTGAATTTGTAAACTACTCTAGTAATGGGTTTCATTACGCAATGTTAAAGAGTGTTAATATAGGTCCTACTGTACGGTAATGTCTAGTAGAAGTGTCATATACAGCAATGAGTGATAACACTTTCTCCGATCAATTGGAGGTTAATAGAGTTTGCCTCACTGTAGATGCAGCTTTGAAACAGTTCATATAACCTCGGCCATTGATCCTGAGTACTAATTACCAGTAAGAATCCCGTGAAGTGATGGAGGATTGGTTGAAAACCAATGAATAAACTTCAAAGATTCTTTTAGGGTAAGATCCTTCCATAGCACAATTTGCAAACTTTCATAAGGCTTGCCTTAAGACACCTATTACGGAAACAGATACAAAAGTCCTTTATGATAATATAGTAATAGATAGCCAGTAGGTCTTATAAGAAGATTTTGCTAGAAACTAAGACTGGACAGCATTTATATTATTTTATTGTTTTTCTCTAATTATGAAATATAGAAGGATTGTTGTAGATTATGTAAAACCATAAATAAAAATAGGTGCTTATGGAGAAGGATATTAATTTACTACATGGTTAGTTATCTGTTTGGGATTGAGTCTATTAATAATACACGTAATGCAATAATGGATAGCTATTTTAGTACTCAGTTACTTTATAAGTCCTAAGAAATTGTGTTAATTCTTCTTTTGCTGTTACCTTTTGTATGCAG